TAACTCGCCGTTCAAGGACAACGACATCAACCTAAAGCGTGCAGGCCTACCATTTGAGTACACTCCAGAAGAGTGGGAAGAGTTGCGTAGGTGTAAAGAAGACATCATCTACTTTGCATATAATTATTGCAACATCCAAACCAATAATGGAATAATGCTCATTAAAGATACAATGGGCTTACGCGACTTTCAAGAGCAGATCTTGCAGTCATTTGATGCGAATCGTCTAAACATCCTAATGGCCAGTCGTCAAATAGGTAAGTCCGTGACATCTGCTATCTTCATCCTTTGGTTTAGCCTATTCAATCCAGAAAAGACTTCGCTGATCGTTGCAGATAACTTTGTCACCACCAAGGAGCTCTTAGATAAGCTAAAGATCTCTCTTGAAGGTCTTCCGTTCTTCATGAAACCAGGCATCAAGCTCATCAACTCTGGAACGATCAAATTCGATAACGATAGCCGTGTGGTTGCAAGAACGACCACTAAGAAATCAGGTATCGGTCTCACTGTGAACTTGCTGTACATGGACGAGTTTGCCCACATTGACCCAACCAAGCTCGATGAGTTCTATCGCGCGATATTTCCAACGGTCACGGCCGACCCTAATGCAAAGATAATCATCACGTCCACACCAAACGGTAAGAACAAGTTTTGGGAGATTTGGACCGATGCTGTCGAGGGTAGAACAAGTTACGTGCCGATTCGAGTGGACTGGTGGCAGGTTCCAGGCAGGGATGAGAAGTGGAAACAGGAGACCATTGCTGACCTTGGCTCAGTTGAAGACTTTAACCAAGAATACGGTCTACAGTTCTTCTCTTCTGACCAATTGCTCCTGGGGTCAAACGAGCTAAAGAAGATCTATAACATCCGAACCAATTACGAGAACTCCAGATTCACGCTGGACGAAGATCGTGCCTACATCAATGACTATTTAACCTTACATCCAAAGTATGCCAGACGAACGATCACTGACTTTAGGAATGACTCATCGAACTACCTATTCACGATTGACACAGCAGACGGAGTCGGTGGTGACTATTCGGTGCTAAACATATTTAAGGCAGTCGCAATGCCGTTGTCAGAATTAATAAAGAAAAAAGAGTCCATTCGTAGCGAGATCGATACTGTGTCGCTAGTACAGGTCGGTACCTTTCGTACCAATGATCTTGACATCAACCAGTTCTCAGCGGCAGCTGAGTACATCATTTATAAGATCTTCAATCCTGAAAAGTGTAGGATCGTGTTAGAAATGAACCACAAGGGAGAGATCGTGTACAATAGGTTCTCAGACAACCCAAATTGTTGGACAGGACAGTTTGTTCATACCAAGCACACCGAGATGGCAGTAAACGTCAAATTAGGTCTGCGACTCGGGCCAACCAATAAGATCAAGTACTGCGAACGATTCAAGTATCTAGCCACAATCAATAAGATCATTCCAAACGAATACTTGACCATCATGGAGCTAATGGCCTTCGGTAAGTCTAAGGGCGGAGTCTATCGAGGTCAAAACGGTAATGACGACTTGGCAATGACATGCGTCAACCTAGCACCTCTATTCGATACTCAGCAGTTCTGGGACATTGCTTTCGACACCTATGAAAATTCTCCAGAAGCATACCGTAAGGAGGTAAAAGAAAAGATATTTGACGTGTACCGTGAAAACGGGTCAAAAAGTTTGTATGATTTTGATAGATTGAAACAGTTAAATCATCTAAAGGACTCAGAGACCGGCAACTTTAAGATCTTACCAAACGTTTTTGACCTAACCTCATTAGAACACATGAAAAAAATTCAAAATAAATTTTTTAAGTCATAAATTATTTAGTATAGTATAACACTAGTAGCGACTATGAAATCACTCAAGTTTAACGGCGACATCACACTAGAAGAAGTATTCAACGAGCACAAGGCGTTGATCTATGATAGTGTTGTGCACTCAATTAAAGAAAATTTATCTTCATCTAATTCAGATGATGTACCCATAATCGGTATCACTATCAATCAAGTCGAATATTCCATCAACCTGGGTCGAGATAAGTTTGATCGATCCTTAGCGCAAGCTATCTCTTTTTATGAGGAGCTTGAGGAATATGAGAAGTGTCAAATGTGCCTAACTCTTAAACAAGAACTTAAAAAAAATAAAGAAAAAGCCGCCAATGGGATTTGAAGAAACTAACCTAAGAAACAATGCACGCATCCAAGAAATCGCAGAAAAACTACTAACTGACGCAATTACCGAAAAAGAACGTAATGAGCTAGTCACGTTAATCTCACCTAAACTCAAGTATTTCATTTGGAAGTATTGCAAAAACGAATTTGACACCGAGGAATCCCTACAGTGGGCCCTAAAAAGAATCTTTAAAAACATCTCTCAATTCAACTTTAACAAGGGCAGGTTTACTACGTGGATCTTTACCATTGCCCGTAATGAGACACTCTATTACCTTTTCTACAAGAAAAAGTACGCATGTCATGACATAGATGTCTGTCGCTCAGCAACTGACAGACCTGATACTTCAGTCGACACTTTTGCGAACAATGTCGATATTGCCGAGCTATATTCAAAAACTCTCGAAGAGATCCATAAGCTCGAGGATCCTATTCTAAAGAACATCGCGATCGACAAGATGATAAATCTACACCGCGTAAAAGAGATTGCCGACCGCTACTCAATGAATGAAAATACAGTAAAGACTAAACTGCGCAAGATCAGAGTCGATATAAAAAAAGCAGTGTTGAAAAATAATCCACATCTAGAAGAAAAAATCGAGTTCATATGAAATTAAAAGAATTAAACCCAAAAATAGCTTATCACGAGCTTATCGAGTGCTTGGATGAATTCAAGCTCTATAAAAAATACAAGCAAATAATCTCAGATCTTCAGCAAGAAGGTCGACTTGAGGAAATAGGTTTCTCAGTAGATGATGACGCAAACCTTTACTTAGGAATTAATCTCAATCCAGAGTTGCTCATGTACTCTGAAACCTCACAAGAATCAGTTGAGTTAAGGCTCGTGAGCGAGAAAATGGGAAAGTATAACGACTTTTTGACCAAAGAAGGAATTCTAGACTCAGTGAAAATGGATTATGATAGAGTAAAGAATGACCAGTTTTACGGTTATGTCTTAAGGATCTCATTCAAATTTAAGAAGTACTCTGAGCAAAAATATAAAAGGTCAATCGCCCACCTAGTAGTAGCTGCTGCTCTCGCAGTAGGCGCCATAGTTACCACTGCTCTTATACTCTTTTAAAATAAATAAATTAAACTATGAACACAATCATCACATTCTTAAAAGACAACGCGTGGAAAGTATCAACCGTTGTTTTCTTGCTCTTATTTTTATCAAAGGGCTGTACTAACACTAAACTTACCAAGCTAGAAGAAAAGACTATTGGTCTACAACGCACAGTCGATTCTCTAAAGTCAGACATTAGCTCTCGCCCAAGTAAAAAAGACGTGCGTGATGAAATGGAAAGAGTCATGTTTGACTATCTCATCTATGAAGATGACTTAGACAAGGGAAAGACTAGCTTATCTGAAATCAAGAATAAAATCCAATCAAATGACTAATTGGTTAGAAAATAACAAAAAGACTGTAATTAGGTTAGCCTTCCTGATCCCGATCATATCGGTCGCGATGATTTCTATCTCGCATGTTATTGGTTGGTATGACTTGGCAAACCCTGCGACTTGGGCCATCTACCTATCAGTCGCTGTTGAGATCGCAGCCATGTCTGCAATCGCAGCAGCATCTGTCAGGATCAAGGGATTCTCTGTGTGGTTCGTGTTTGGAATAGTGACTCTCATCCAGTTCATTGGAAACATCTACTTTAGTTACGTTGAGATCGACGTCACTTCACAGGGATTCAAAGACTGGATGGACTTAATTGCCCCAATCACCGATGCCATGGGCAGCAGTGCAGAAGACATAGTCGCTCAGCGTAGATTCTTAGCGATATTAGAGGGCGGACTATTGCCGCTAATATCGTTGACCTGCTTACACTTCTTCATTGGATACGGTGAAGGTCAAGAGAGCCAGGTTCCAATCCCATCCGAGCCAACTACTGACTCTACTCCGACTGATACCCTTCCTGAGAAAGAACCGATTGACTCTCCTCAAGAAGTTTCAAATGAAGCAGACTCTACTACGAATATTGAGCAAACTCCTCAAATAGATAGTATAGAGGAGACTGTTGAATCTAGTCCGATAAATGATGGAACAGTTCCAATGGAACCAGTAGATGACTCAGAAATGGTGGACTACTTACAGAAGCCAGAGGAACCTGCCAGATCTATCGGAGTGAAAGTAGAGCAGTTGAGCCAAAAGATGAAAAAAATCCTAGGTAAATGATTAACCTAAATGAAGTATGCGATTGTTGTGGAGGAACCGAATCCCAACCGATACTCCAGTTATTTGATGATCGCTGCTTTAGAGTGGTCGAGGGAAAGGACGTACACGGAGAGTTTTGTTTAAAAGACTTTGCTTTTCCAGCAGACGGCTATTCTTGTATTGGACTAAACGTTGATACTGATGGCGGAGAGATCCTTATATTTGATAATAAGCTTGATACCCTTTCACCAAGTTCAGAGCTGATCTCCGGAGAGCTATACGCTCGCGGAATACTGATTCGTATCGTCTATCCTACTTACGATAACAACGGTGAAAGCCTAACCTTGGCAGACAAGAGCATGAAACTGTACATTGAAAACGGCGAGTCACTTGCTGGAATCGAGCTTCCTTTGTATGACCTTTTCACCATGTTTACCAATCCAAAGTCAAATAAGACAAGCGAGCTAATAAATAAAATAAAGGTCGTCAATCCTAGCACCAAGTTCAAGATTCGAGTTGTTGCCCTGGTGATTTACGGCAAAGCTGACTAAAATAATATCACATAATGACTCAAACTGGCTTTGAACTAATTGAACTGACTGCAGGAATAAACTATTCTCCTACTTTCATTAGTACTGATAAAAGACTTCCTGCAAATGAAAAGACAACTATTGGTTACTATCAGATCGGCGAGGTTGCACAATATGGATTTGCGCACGGTCCAGTTTTCAAGATAGAGTTCGTAAACCTATCAAGCATTGCTACTGCAACTCACGTGAAGATATGGGGACTCGGCAATCAAGATGATGCTGCTCCGCTCTATCCGATCACTTATTTTAACCCAAGTTACGGTAACACTAAGATCGCCATATGGTTAAAGAAATTTGAGTTTTGTGATAACGCAGGAAATCCAATAGAGGAAACCAATTACACAGTAGTCGGTTATAAAAAGAAAGCGATGCCGCTAGCTTGGTAATGAAAAAAGTCAACGAAAATTCTGGATATGCTACTCGTGGTGATTTTACCAGAGGACTTCCTTTTTATGGAACCAAGGGAGACTTCAACTTCACGGTAGGTCGTAGCAAGTTTACTCCTGGTATATCAGTCAAACAGGTACCGCTATCTGACCTATCAGTTAAAGGCGATCCTGGCTTCTCTGACTTCGATATGAGTGTTAATAAGCTTAAGACGTATTTTAGGCCTGGACATAGGGTGAGAGGCATCCTAGTTAACTCTCAACTAGAAAGTGAGAATGGCAAAATGGTGGTGGGTCGACTACATAAGATCCAACCCGACTACTCTAATCAAAACATTCGAGTCTGGATCACAGACCCAAAGACTCTTGAGGTAAAGGAAATCTATCCTGAGACCGTCGAGAGAATCTACGAATCTCACCGAGCGCTAAGCTTCGACCAGTTCATCAATTCTTAATTATGCAGGCCCTTTAAAACCTGCGCATACTTGACTCATATAAGATAAAAAATAGGGTTAATACTATGCCAATAGATCCAGAAGAAGCAAAAAGGTTTCTCGATGAAGAAGATCGAAAGCATGGAGTCAATAATCTCGAAGTAGAAAAGAAAGAGCCAGAGAAGGTGACGAGCTTGGGTAAAGCCCAAAGCCACATGGATCTAGCATTATCTGCTGCCGAAGAGTCTCCGTGGAAGCTACTAAGCTTCGAAGCTCTCCCATCCCAAGGGTTATTCTATCCTGAAGGAGCAGAGCTTCTCATTAGATCTGCGAAAGCCAAAGAAATACGTCACTGGTCGACAATCGATGAGACCGAT